TGGAGCGTTTGGTAGTAATATCACTCCAAATCAACTTTTAGCAAGAGGTAATGGAGAAATTATCAATCCAAATATGGAGTTGTTATTTGGAGGTCCGACTCTTCGTAATTTTAGATTTCAATTTAAAATGACTCCAAGAAATGAAAAAGAAGCAGAACAAGTCAAATTAATAATACGTGCATTTAAGAGAAACATGTCTACACAAGCAGAAGGTGGTCTTCTTGGTTCTGGTAATTTCTTCCTAAAAACACCGAACGTATTTAAATTAAGATATCGAACTGGAAACAAAAATCACCCATTCTTGAATCGTTTCAAGCAATGTTTCTTATCTGATATGTCAGTTTCATATACTGGTGAAGGTATATACTCAACTTATGAGGATGGCACACCAGTTTCTATGATCTTAGATTTATCATTCAAAGAGACTCAACCAATCTACGATATTGATTATGATGAAAGACCAGGCACACAAGCAGTAGGATACTAATGAGTTACTTTAGAGAAATACCAAACATAAGATATCCATCTTTTTTAAAAGAAAAGACATCATCATTTGATTATGTTGAAGCAAAAAATCTTTTTCGTAGAACAAAACTAAGAGATGATCTACAAAATAATTTTACTTTATTTGAAAAATATGTAATTCCAGGTGAGGCAAGACCCGATAATGTTGCACAAGAATTGTATGGAAGTGATCATTTTGATTGGGTTGTATTGATTGTAGCAGGTATAAACAATGTAAGAAATGAATGGCCGTTGAATGCTCGTGATTTATATAATTACTGTTTTGATAAGTATGGTGATGCTTTAAATTCTGTAAGATTTTTTGAGACTACTGAGGTAAAAGATAGTAATGGTAGATTAATTTTACCAAAAGGCAAGGTTGTTGATAGTAACTTTACAATACCAAAACCAGGAACTCCTACCGCAACATTAAATCCTGTTGTTGGTATTAGTAATTTTGAATATGAAACAAGATTGAATGATGATAAAAGAAGTATATTTGTTTTAAGAAGAGGATATTTACAAGATTTTGTAAATGATTTTAGAGAGATTATGACTTATCGTGAGTCATCAGAATTTATTAACTCTAAAGTCATTCAAACAGAGAATACTAATATAACATTGCCATAAAAAAAGGAGGTCGTTTGACCTCCTGTATAATTATTCTTCTGCGAGTTTCGCAAAGTACGATAATGCATCATCCTCTTCTTTATCTACCGTTGAGGTAGTAGAGGGTGCGGAAACAGCAGCAGTTACTAACTCTTCTGCTTCACCACGATCATTATCTTCCTCATAGACATCTGGGTCTTGAGCAGGTCTCTTGCTTCCAAGAACATATTCTAATCTCTTCTTGAGATCTTCATATGACTTGAACTGATCGGCAGCTACAATCTCTGCGAGAGAGAATTGTTTCTTCCATAAACCTTCAAGTGCATCGTCATCATCAAGTAGTGGACTTACTGCAGCGAACTCAGAACTATCATAGTTTCTGTATCCTGCTACATTCTTTGCCTTCAACTTGAAGTTTGCACCTTGCCAGAAATCAAATGGATCAATTGCTTCCTCATCTTCAAACTCAGGTTGCATTGCTGCGGTTAATTTATCAAATATTTTTTTACCATATTTGAATAAGAATACTTTACCTTCGTTGTCAGGATTTGCTGGATCTTTCACAACGTAAATGTTACTCATGTAAGTAAGTTTACGTTTTTGTTTCCGTGCTGTTTCTTTTCCTGCATCTGTGCCATTGTTCCAGAGTTGGGTGTTATACTCAGAAACAGGATCTTTCTGACCTAATGTAGTCAGAGAGTTTTCAATATACCAACCACCAGGACCTTGAAAGGCATGGGAGTATAGTTTTACAAATGGTAGATCCTCACCTTCTGGTGCAGGTAGGAAACGGATAACAGCATATCCATTACCACTTTTATCTACATCTAACTTCCATGTGCGTTCGTCGCCAGACGCACCGTTATTATTCATTTTCTCAACTTCTTTAACTAACTTTGCAGTCAAAGAGCCAAGCTTAGATTGTTTTTTTAGGTCTTTAAAAGACATAGGATTACCTCGGATAATTTGATCGGGGGATTGTTTGTATTATAACAAAGATAGATTAATTAGTCAACACTCTCTTTGAGTTTTTCTATGGTGTCATCCATAGCACTAAAAATCGTAGGCATATCAGTTCCTTCTGGGAACCCCATACCTTGTAGGGACTTACGCAATTGATTTTTCATATCTTTTGCTTCTGGATCATCTGATAAAGATAATCGAGTCCACATACATTTTTGTTTCTCTAAAAGAGTTTCTAATTTATCAACGTGCTCCTTTCGGTCAGTAGGACTTAGAAAACCAAAACCAAACATCTTTCCATAGATGCTAGTTTGTAGTTTGTTAATTTCAGATAATTCTTCTCGGACTATTTCCGAATCAAAAAATCTCATTTTTTCTTAGTCTCCACAACTTCTGGTTGTACTGGTTCCGTTTTACTTTCCTCGATTTGCTCAAGGACATCAATTGCTCCTAGAAGTTTGACACGGGTTTCATTTAAATTGTTTAATTGACCCGATACTTCTTTGAGTTGAGATTTAAGATTTTCAAGCACTGTTGCATTGTCAAGAGCCATTACGAATAATCTCCTTTAATAATTTTTTATATTGAAACACATTAATATTTATGAAAGGACTATACTTATTAATTTTCATCTTTACGGATTCCCACACTGGGTCGTCAAGTTGTTTGTCAAGGTTTTTTACGAAAGAAAAGATCTTTTCGTAAATTACTAAGATTTCTAAGTTTAGTTCTCCACCCAAGTGTTTCTTGAGTATTTTTGGGTGTCCCTTGGAGCAGTTGAACACTTCTTCCAAGTCGTTCTCGGATAGCAATCTCTCTGATTGTTCTTTGAACAAGTAAGTTAAACTCTGTTGAGTTTTCATCCACTCTGAGTAATTTCTTTCGCCAGAATTGATAATTTCTCCAATCCATAAGTTTTCTGGGTTAGTTGATGTTACAAAATTGGCAAGAAGAAAATCAACAATCTGACCATCAGAATACTTACGGGAAGTTTTCTCAAACCAGTATTTATCTTTTCTTCGATTAAAAGCAGTTACTGTGGCACGGGATTTACCACCATATTTAAAGAAATCATACTTACCATTGGTAAAATGACTTTTCATAGAAAGATATGTTTGATATGTTTCAAACGGTGTCACTTTCCTCTTCAACATCTTCACTATCTAATTCTGTAATTGAGTCACAAGGAACCTCATTATCACCTATCATATACCAATGTTGTGGCATACCGATACTATCAGGTCTAACACCAAGATATTGTAAATCTGGCATGTTATGTTCCCTGAGTATTGCTTGAAGTCTCCAGTGAATTAACTCTGATTTTTTCATTATAAAGGTAGTTTTGCCCTCGAAGTCTTTTTCATAAAGTTAAGACGAATTGCATCCCACTTTAATCTTTCTTTCAAAGGTTTTGATATGAGTTTCGTTACTGATTCTACCTCAATATTGTTTATTTCGCAATAGTGTATGATCGCATCAATATAATTGAGTTCTTCATCAACCACAATTTTCTCAATGTCCAATGCAAACTTCTGTGGAGTTACAAACTTATTCGCAATAGCTTTTTCTAGTTCTTTATTCGGTTCCATAGAGTTCCAGTTTATCCCCAACAAACTTTCTAATGTATTGTCCAAGGAGTTTGATGTATTTTGATTTGTCGTATTCTTCATAAACAACGCATTCTCCATTTTCACATGCCATAATAATGACTAATTTTTTAACTGCTATATTCTTCATCTCATACAGCATACAACCATATCCCATAGCCTGAACAAAGTAATGCTCAATCCACTCCCGTGGTTTCGGTTTCTTAGATGTTTTAAAATCTATTATTGCTAATTCACCATCATGTTCTGCGATACAATCGACAGTTCCAGCAATTCCTAGTTGTTTACTATATAGGGCACCTTCTAGAGAGTGAATCTTATCAATACGATTTAATTCT